AAAAAAGAATGACGCTACTAAAGCCGCACACGTTGAGCACGGTAAAGCGGAACGCGCTGAGCAAAACAAACCCCTGTCACGCAAAAACCTCGTGCAGCACACGAAGGCCGGCGGCGACTTCCCCGAGGTCATGTTCGCGCGCCCCGTCGCCGGCAAGGAATATCGCGGCGTCAAGTACGCCGAGCGCGGTGACATCCACAAGATCAGCCGCAGCTTCGCCGAGCACCACGTCGCCAAGGGCGTCCTCGAGCCCGTCCCCGCCAAGGAGCTCAACGAGACACCAGGCCTGGAGTATGACGGACCCGGCGTACAGGAAGCCGTCGAGCGCAAGTGGAAGGCTGACCTCAACGCGCAGGGCAAGCGCATCGCCATCACCAGCAACAAAGGCGTGCCCGCCCAGAAAATCAAGAAGGCTGGGACCTCACTATCCTCGGCTGAGTCCGCGATGACCGCCAGGAAAGGTGGGCCTCTGAAAGCCGGCGAGCGCATTACCGTCAAACCCGAGCACCAGGAACCAGGCGAGGCTGACATCGAGTACACCGTCAAGCACGCCGAGGATAAGGGTGCGGTGTACGCTACCGCTACGAAAAACGGCAAGACGATCCCGGGCGAGCACCTGCTACGCAGCGACTGGATAGAACGGGCTGGCAAGTAATGGGCCGTCACATCCATATTTACCTGCCCGCCAGGATCACAACTCGCGCTCAGACGCACGACTTCATCCGTGGCGAGCTGGACGCCCAGCAGCCGGTCGGCACGCTGTACGCCGGACATCCCCTGAGCTCGGTGAGCAAGGACTCAATGCGGGCCTGGGCGCAGGACCAGGGCTTCGAGATGAAGCGGGAGCCGCACATCACGACCGCCGCCAGCAAGACACGTATTGACCGCCGCCGGATCCCGGTGATGAGTGCGGGCCTCGTCGTTCCCCCGGGCGGCCGCAAGATCGAGCAGTTCGGTGACCACCTCGTCCTCTGCCTGAACTGTGACGAGCTGCATAAGCGTTATGAAGTTTACCGCGCGGCGGGCGCCTCCTGGGAGCACTCATCCTACCGCCCGCACATCACCTTGGGCCGCGCGGTCAACCTGCCACCGCCCGACGAGATCGAGCCATACGACGAGCCCATCACTCTGGGCGCCGAGGTCCTGGCACCGTTTGACGATTACTAACTGAGGAGGCCCCATGGCCAAGACTTCCATCAAGGCTGCCGTGCGCGATGCCGTGCGCGAGGACAGCCGGGCGCGGACCCGCAAGGACCTGCATGCCGGCACCAGCCTGGGCGCCGCCACCGCCGATAGTTTCGTCAACTTCGCCCACAAGCTGGGGGTCGGCGCTGACAATCCGTTGTCCTCGTCGACCTACGGCTACAACCCGATCACGCGCAACCGCACGCTGCTCGAGTGGATACACCGCGGCTCCTGGCTGGGCGGCGTGGCAGTCGACCTGGTGGCTGACGACATGACGCGCGCCGGCGTGGACTTCACCTGTGAGATGAGCCCGGATGACGCCGAGAGCCTGGACCGCTCGGTAACCAGCCTGGGAATCTGGAACTCCATCAACGAGGTCGTGCGCTGGTCGCGCCTGTACGGTGGCTGCATAGGCGTCATGCTCATCGATGGCCAGGATATGAAAACGCCCTTGCGCCCTGAGACCGTGGGTAAGGGGCAGTTCAAGGGCGTGCTGCCTCTGGACCGCTGGATGGTTGAGCCCAGCCTCGGCGACCTCGTCACGGAATTCGGCTCCAGCCTGGGCCTGCCCAAGTTCTACACCGTCCAGAGCAACGCCCCGGCGCTGCGCGGACAGACGATACACTACAGCCGCCTGGCCATGCGCCTCGAGGGTATTCAGCTCCCGTACCAGCAGCGCCTTACCGAGAACATGTGGGGCATCAGCGTGCTCGAGCGCCTGTACGATCGCATGGTCGCCTTCGACAGCGCCAGCACGGGGGCCGCGCAGCTGGTCTACAAGGCGCACCTGCGCACGCTGACCATCGACGGGCTGCGTGACATCGTCGCCGCGGGCGGCGCGCCCATGGACGGGCTCATGCGCTACACCGAGGTGATGCGCCGCTTCCAGGGTATCGAGGGCATCACGCTGCTGGACGGCAAGGACACCTTTGAGGTGCAGGAGCACAGCGCCTTCTCGGGCCTCAGCGACGCCCTCAACCAGTTCGGGCAGCAGCTGAGCGGTGCCCTGCAAATTCCGCTCGTGCGCCTGTTCGGGCAATCGCCTGGCGGCTTCAACAGTACCGGGGACTCGGACATCCGAACCTACTACGACGGCATCAACCAGCAGCAGAACAAGGGCATGCACGGCGGCGTCACCACGATCTACCGCCTCGCCGCCCAGAGCGAGGGCATCAAGATCCCCAAGAACTTCGGCATCACCTTCGCCAGCCTCTGGCAGATGACCGAGGAGGAGAAGGGCAAGGTCGCCAAGGAAGATGGTGAGACCGTGGGCAAAGCGTACGGCGACGGCATCATTGGCCGGCAGACCGCGCTCAAGGAACTGCGCCAGAGCAGCCGCACCACGGGCCGCTTCACGAACATCACCGAGGAGATGATCGAGGCGGCGGACGACGACGTCGAGCCACCGATGCCTGAAGGCTTCGACACCGACCCGCTGACCGGCTTGCCAGTCATGACGCCAGCGGCGCAGAAATCAGCGGCTGCATTGAACGGTGAGGACCCGGATAAGAAACCAGGAGAGAAAGATGGAGTTCGACCGCAAGGGGAAGAGAAACCAGTGGGAACTGGCAAGAAGCGCCGACGAATACTACCGGAGTAAGCTCCTCCAGGTAGCACGCCAGGTTGGCAGCCTCGTCGACGGCCTGGCGCCTGGCGGCATCGTAAAGGATGAGGGCATCCTCATGCGGGCGCTCAACAACTACGCCGAACTTCTCGGCCCTTGGGCGCAGAGCGTGGCCTCATTCATGGTTGCCGATATCGCCAGGCGTGATGAACGCATGTGGCGGAACGTCGGCGGCAGCATTGGCCGGGGTATCCGCGAGGAGATCAGGCGCAAGCCCAGCGGGATGCTCTACCACGCCCTCATGGCCGAGCAGTCCGCACTGATCAAGAGCCTTCCCATCGAAGCCGGCCAGCGCGTACACGTCCTCACCACGAAGGGCCTGAGTGACAGCACGCGCTCCTCGACGATCGCCAAGGAAATCATGCGCAGCGGTGAGGTCACCGCCAGCCGGGCCAAGACGATCGCCAGGACAGAAGTAAGCCGTACCGCGGCAACCTTCAAGCAGGCCCGGGCTATGGCAGCAGGCAGCCCAGGCTACTTCTGGAGGACGTCCGCAGACTCAGACGTCCGTGACACTCACAAAGCGCTGGAGGGCGTGTACATCCCCTGGGATGACCCACCCAAGACCGACGCCAGCATCCCGCCCTATCACGCAGGCTGTGGCCCCAATTGCCGCTGCTTCGCCGAGCCCGTTCTTCCCGACCTCTAACCCAAGGAAAAACCATGTACGGAACAAGTTCACCGTTATTCAAAGAAATGCTTGCGTGCGGCTTCGCACGCATGAACACCGGCAACACCGGCTTAGTGCTGCCGGATGGAACACCGCTCGCGCTTGCGCCCCTCCCTGGCGCGCTCGCCCGCATCCTCGTCAACAATAATGCGGCCACGCCGTACGCCGTACCCGCGAGCACGCGCTACGTCGGCTTCACGGGGACCAACCTCGCCACCCTGGCTATCGCCTTCCCGGCGGCCGCTGCGGCCCTGGACGGCTTCGAGATGACCGTCTATACGGCTGCCGCAGTTGGCACGGCGGTCACCTTCACCAGTACGGGCGCTACCTTCGTTGGCGCGCCTGCTACCCTGGCGGCGGGCAGCGTCACCAAATTCGTTTACAACCACGCGACCACCCAATGGTTTCGCACCTGATCACTGAAAGGAGCTGACCCATGAGCGATCCAAGCAAGCGCCTGCGCGCGCGAACTTCAGACCGAGGGCCGCCGTCGGGCGGGCAACTGGCTGAGCTGCAGAAGCGCGCGCGTACCGGCGATCGCAGCGCCTTCCACACGACGGTTGAGCTGGGCCCCAACCGGGCCCTGCAGCCCAACGGCAACCTGATCTGCTACGACGTCCCCCTGGCCCGCGCTGGCTGGATGATGTACGGACCCGGCGAGCTCAAGGGCCTGCCGCTCGGCAAAGAGAACATGCTCTATGTTGAGCGCACGGTTGATGAACTTTACTCGCCGAAGTTCATCTCGTCAATCATGGGCGCCGCCGTCGTCGACGGTCACCCCCGTGAGGACGTGACCCCAAACAACTGGTCAGTGCTGGCCGGCGGATTCGCCGCCACTAACATTCGCCAGGGAACTACAGACGACGGTGAGAGCGTGTTGCTGGGTGACCTTGTCATCACGCGCAAAGATCTCATCGAGGAACTGCAGCGGCCAGGCGGTCGCCGCGAGGTGAGCCTCGGCTACGACGCCGACTACACCAGCGTGGCGCCTGGTGTGGCCGTCCAGAAGAACCTTGTCTGCAATCACATAGCGCTGGTCGATCGAGGTCGCTGTGGCCCGCGCTGTGCCATCGGCGACCGAGAGTACGAACCCCAACCCCTGAAGAAGGAACCAACCATGACCACCCGCAAAGTTATCGCCTCGCGTGCTCGCACGCCTATCGTCTCGGATGAAATCGTCGCCGCGCGCCAACGCGTGACCGATGCTGCCGCCGAGCTCGAAGAACTCGAAGCTGCTGAAAACGGCATCAACGAGCTGCCAGGTGACACCCACATCCACATCCACACGGACCCCGGCGCCCGCCAGGCGACGGCGGACAACGATCCGGATCCGGATGACACCGCCACCCGCCTGACCAAGATCGAGAAGACGGTCGAGACCCTCTCGGCCACCGTCGGCGACAGCCTGAAGAAGGTGCTGGAGGCCGTCGAGAAGAAGGCGACCAACGCGGCCGATGACGGCGATGATGACGAAGGCCTGACCGACGAGGAAAAGAAAGCCAAGGCGGACAAGAAGAAGCGCCTGAGTACCGGCGACAGCGCCGCCCTGGAAACCGGCTTCAAGGCCGTAACCGCCCAGGCCGAGGTATTGGTCCCCGGCTTCCGCATGCCGACCTTCGATGCAGCCCTCCCTCGCGAAGTCACCATCGAGGCCATGTGTGGTGCCCGCCGCAAGGCCATGGATGCCGCCTACGCGACCGCCGACGGCGCCGCCCTGATCAACACCGTCGCCGGGTTGCCCACGGTTGACCTGGCCAAGCTGGACTGCAAAGAAGTCTCGGTGTTGTTCAATGCTGCCACTGGCGCGAAGGCCCTGCTCAACCAGGCCAAGACGACCACGAACGACGGCGCCGCGAATACCGGGCTGCCGGCCAACAAAGGCGGCGGCGAGATCATCAGCGCCCAGGCGCTCAACAAGGCCAATGAAGAATTCTGGGCCAAGCGCGGAGGTGCCGTCCAGTAAAGCGCCCACCACACCCAAACCCAAACCCAAAACAAACCCCTTTACTTCTCAAGGAATCAACATGAAGAAATCCCTCATCGCGCTCGCCGCCCTGGCCGCTTGCGCTTCCGTTTCTGGCACCCTGCGCCTGCGCACCGCTGACATCAGCTTCGGCTACCGCATGGGCGCCGGCTTCCCCGGTGACGTCAACCGCACCCACCCTGCCAGCATCCCGCCTGGCCTGATGGATCCGACCAACCCCGTGCGCTTGTACGGTGACCCGGTCAAGATCAACACGGCGGCCAACTCGATCCGCGGCTTCATCGCGGGCGACACCGCGGTGACCACGATTGACGGCGTCCTCGTGCGCCCCTACCCGGTCCAGCAGACCACGGGCGGCATGGGTGCGGCGATCGGTGCGGCAGTGCCTCCGCAGCAACAGGCTGCCATCGACTACATCGAGGACGGCTTCGTCATGGTGCGCTGCAACAACTTCGCCGCCACCCCTCCGACCAAAGGCGGCGCCGTGCACATCTGGCTGACCGCATCGGCCGGCGTACACGTGCAGGGCGGCTTCGAGTCTGCTGCTGATGCCGGTGACACCATCGCCATCGTCAACGCCGAGTTCAACGGACCGCCCGACGCCAACGGCATCTGCGAGATCCGCGTCTGGAAAGACCGCAGCTAAGCGCCGCGCCACCTGATCAGAAACCCTTCCACAACATTACCTAGGAAATCAACATGAAGAAGTTCTTCACCCCTTCCCGGATGGCCTCCGCGATCTCGGCTCCCAGCATCCTCCGCTTGCGCACCCGCGACCAGATGACCTTCGACATGGCGTCGATGGCCAACGGCCCGATCTCGGAACGCGGCGACATGCGTGGCAAGACCCTGGACCACGCCTTCCGCACTCACGACGGCCTGCAGGCGCTGGGCGTCAAGACGGTCGACTCCACCGGCGCTTTCCTCGTCGGTGAGCTCGAGCGCCTGGACCAGACGCTGCACATGCCCCTGGCGGCCGTGACCTGGAGCCGTGACGTGCCCCTGCGCGAAGACGTGACCATCGCCGACGAGTTCTCCTCGTTCACCCTGACCACCTTCGGCAGCGCGGGTAACCTGGGCACCGGTAACGGCATCCGCAACGGCAAGGCCTGGATCGGCAAGGCGACGGACCAGATCGGCGGTGTCGGCGTGGACACCGGGAAGTACCCCTTCCCGCTGACCCCGTGGGGCCTGGAGATCAAGTACTCCATCCTCGAGCTGGAGTCCGCTGCCAAGATGGGCCGCCCCATCGATGACCAGAAGTACGAGGCCCTGAAGCTGAAGCACCAGATGGACATTGACGAGCAGGTTTACGTCGGCGATGCCACGCTGAACAACACCGGCCTGTTCAACAACACCCTGGTGACCAACGTGACCAACGTGCCCAACGGCGCCGGCGGTGATACCGAGTGGACCACGAAGACCCCGGCCGAGATCCTGGCGGACGTCAACGCCATGCTCAACAGCGCCTGGGCTGCGAGCGGTTACGCGGTGATGCCCAACCGTATCCTGCTGCCGCCCGCACAGTTCGGCTACATCAGCGCGCAAGTCGTGTCGAGCGCGGGTTCGGTCTCCATCCTGAAGTACCTGCTGGACAACAACATCGTGAAGTCCAGCGGCCAGGGTGAGATCACCATTGCACCGGCCAAGTGGCTCGTGGGCGCTGGCGCCGGCGGCACCATCGGCACGCTGGGAACCGTGGACCGCATGGTCGCCTACAACAAGGCCAAGCAGTTCGTGCGTTACCCGATGACGATGCTGCAGCGCACGCCGATCCAGTACGACTCGATCTACCACAAGTCCACGTATTTCTGTCGCCTCGGTGTGGTTGAAGTGGTGTACCCCGAGACTTTCGCCTACCGCGACGCCATCTAAAAACTGACGTCCGGCCCCGGGCCATAGCAAGTAAAAAAGGGCGGGTAATGTTGCCCGCCCTTTTTCCCCTTCAACCAGGAGAAGCAGATATGACAGCACGCAAAACAGTAGCAGCCAAGAAAGCTGCGCGCAAGACGACACCGCGTAAAACCGCGGTCGCAAAGAACACCCCGGATAGCGGCAAGGCCAGCAAGCCGCGCGCCGCTATCCTCGATGATGCCCCCGCGGGCAAGACCGTGACGGATCCCCGCGACATCGGCAAGTCGGTCAACGGGCGTACCGACATGAGCGGCAGTACGCCTGACCTCCCCGCCGCCGATTCCGGTATCCCCGCGCGGATGACCAAGACCGAGATCGAGAAAGTGGCCGCCGACGCAGCCCGCAAAGGCAACCCGGCGCCCGCCCACCTCGTCGCCGATCCCATCATGGCCAAGCAGAACGAGGATCTCGAGTTGCGCCGCCGCCCCGCAACCAAGGGCGCTGAGGAGGAAGTCGACGTGGTCGTCCCCCGCGGCTTCACCCTGACGATCGGCAATGGTCCCGTCAACATCGCCGCAGGCACGACCCGCTTGCCGAAGTCGCAGGCCACGCACAAGTACAGCATCGCCAACGGCGTGACGCTGAAGAAAAGCAAGTAACCCGGAAGCCCCCTTAAGGAGAATCAGGCATGGCAGTAACAGCAGCAACCTTTCGGGTGGCCTTCCCAGAATTCGCAAGCACCACGATCTACCCTGACGGGGAAGTCGACTGGTGGTTAGCCCTCGGAGCAAAGCTTCAGGATGCCGGCCGCTGGGGCAACCTCTACGATGACGGCATCATGCTTTTCGCCGCGCACAACCTCGCCCTGCAGCGCCAGGCCTTCCTTTCGGCGCAGTCCGGGCAGACGCCCGGGCAGGTGACCGGCGCGCTCACAAGCGCGAGCGTGGACAAGGTCAGTTACAGCCGTGACGCCGCCAGCGTCATGCTCCCCGGCGCCGGTCACTGGAACTTG